TGATAATAGAGGTTCAGAACAAATAGTTAAGCAATTGTTAGGTGAACTGGAGTTGAAGCAAGAGGTTATTGAAGATTTTGAAGATTACAAGAAAATATATTCCATAAGGCATGATTTGATACATGCTGTGGTTTGTGACAAATTATCAAAGCCATTTGGAGAGAAACCATTAGAACTGTTCATTGAAGAAAACAAATTGGAATTGAAAGATTTAAAATATTATGATGATGTAAGGAAGCAATCACCTGACATAATGTTCATGAAAGCAGGAGTGATAAATATAATTGAAATAACAGTGAGTAAAGATGTGAATGCAGGGAAAAGAAAGGCAACAAAATATGCTTTATTGATTTATTTTTTAAAAAAACAAGGTTTTGATGTTGTCTACAAAATACTAGTATTCAATCCATACAACATCTCATTGAGTCGAACCAGATTGATAAATGATGGTTTAGATGATATGACAATTGATTTTTGTGGTAAAATTTGTAATAGATCAAGGAAATTATTAGGTATGATCCATGAGACCAAAGAAGGATCCATGTATTACAGATCGTTCTATGAGATTAGTTCAGATCTTCCTGATTTAGGAATTACAGAGAAAGATGTCTTATCATCATATGATGTTGCTGAGGATAAACCTTTTTTCTCCAGAGCTGATCTTGAGGATCTCATGACAAAGGAGTCAAATCCTAAGATAACACAAAGTGATAGGGACTTTATTGATGCAATGGTTGATTCTTGTGATGACATTTTAAACCCAATAACAGAAAAAGAATCATTTGATCAGATGGAATTCGAAAGAGGTTTCTCAAAGATTGGAAACTCCAGGGAAATACGTTCAATATTCCCATTACCTTATGTCCCCTCACTAAATATTGACTCCTCATTAAGAGACACCAAAGAAGATTTCACACTAATAAACAATTTCACAGGGTTGTTGTATGTTTGCGACAATGTTGTTTTATCAGCAATTGGGGCTGCTTGTCAAAAACACTTACAGAATTTGCTGAAATCTGAAGAAACAATTACTAATGAATCATTGCTATTTGTATGCAAATTATCTGAACCAGATAGATATCAAAATGCTCTGGAAGGTCCTGGGAGGAAAACCTATCTCAGAAGACAATCACAATCCCACATTGACTCAGAACAAAAATATGACGGATATTCATTAGATTATCAGGTTGAAGTTTCTGATGTAGAAATGACAAGTGTGATATTGTCTCAAAAAGATAGGATAATCAATGATATTTCGACTGAGGAGGCACTAACTTTTATTTCTAATCTGGGTGGTATGGGCTTAAACTATGTCAAAGCTTGTCAATCAATATACAGGGAAATTAATATAAATAGTATGAGGGGAGACAGAAGGAAGAAGTTCATTTTAAAGCCAACTGGGGTTGAAGGAGTCTTTGTATTATTGTTTCCAGGCTCCAAACTAAGGTGTGGAGAACTAGCAAACATAGTTTGGTTTAAAGTTCTCATGAAGAAAGATTTTGAGGTGGAAAACACATCTCTTCTCAGAAAACCTTGGTTTAAAAAATGGAATGATTTTGGATATATTCTATCATCAGATTGGTTGTCTGCTGATGTCCATAGACTTGATCATTATATAAGATCTTATGACAAAATCATGATGACATATTGCTCCATGATGTCCCTGAGGTATCGTTCAAGAGTTCACATATCTGATTTCATGAAGAGAGATAAACATTTGGATGACCAAGATGAAAAACAGTCTAATCTCATGACTTTACCAGAACTAATTAATGAGGACACATCAAACTCTCTAGGTTTAATAATAATGATATACATGGAAGATAGAAGATCAACATCAAAAATGTTACAGAATGTCAGATACATTGTTATGAATTCAATCTCAATTTTCCCAAAAATGAAATCTTGTATGGACAAATTGATTGAACCAATCCGCTCACCATTACAACTGTATTTAATAAAAAGGCTTTGTAAATTTGTTGACAATATGAGAATATGGAATATCAAGGGAACTACAACTTTTGGAAACATCAAGTTTGATTATGTTAATCACATGTTTTTGGATTCACATGGTGGTTCCAATGTGAAGTTATTTAGGCCACTGGTTGTTGACATGTATCCTATGGCTGAGTTCAGTGAGATCCTGTGTGAGATGTACTTTACTATGTTATTTAACAAAAATCAAGATGATCCAACTCACTCTAGCTTTCAGATCTTAGAGAAGATATTAGAGGGTGAGCATTCTTATAACATATCAAAAAACATGGGCATGAACTTGGGTTATGATTATAGAGATGATGTGACATATGCAAAAGATGTCATATTGCAGTCAAAAACCCACATGTTTTCAGCAAGAGCTATAGAAATAGGAGCTAAACTGCTAAGAATGGATCATAACGATACATTCGCAGATGAGATTATAGCAGCTTGTACTAGATTGAATGTGAACAAAAGCATAGATGAGTATGCCACATATAAGTCCTCATCAACCAAAGAAACAGAACGATTTAATGAAAAAAAAGACAGGCAGAATCCCAGGAGAAGATGCATTGAAGGAGTTCTAGATTTGTTGGATAAAGGATTAAGAACCAGCTTTGATGTGGTAAAAGAATACAAGTCCGAAGAGACTTTCTATCATGTTTTTAAGAAAAATCAGATTGGTGGAGTTAGAGAGATTCTGATTCTCCCAATAACGAATAGAATAAGGATTAATGTGCTAGAAACAATATCTAGAAACATATGCTATCAAGACCCAAGAGAGATATTGACACATGGACAGCAAAAGAATGATTCAATAAAGGCATGTTTGTATTCAGGAAAGAAACTTCCGGGTTCTAGAGTTGCAATCCACATAACTATGGATAAAACAAAATGGGGTCCATCATTTGTCCCTATACAATTTTTGTATTTATTCACACCTTTCTCTAAGGAGCTCGGGAATTCATTTAAATTTATCACTGATATACTGATAAAACATCAAAATAAGAAATGCTGTTTGCCTGATAGGTTATTGAAAGCATGGTACAAGGATGAAGATAACAGATATAGACACAAAGATTCAAATTTACAAGAGATAAAACTAAAATTTCTAAAAGATAGGAAAATTATATTTAAGAATCATTCTAACATGGGACAAGGCATTCTTCATTTCACCTCCTCATATTTGCATCTTGCAATGGTTCAATTCAGAGATGAATTGTATAAGAAGCTATGCCATAAAGAAGGATTGGATTATGAAGATCATTTTGACCTATTATCTTCTGATGATTCATACACACTATTCTGTCCTGAGATAAGCAAAACTAATAAAGGGGCATATGTATTAAATAAACTAAGTTTATTCTTAAAGGCTCAAAGGGTATCAGAACTGTTATTCAATTGTAGAACATCTATGGTGAAATCAAGCATAAATCCTCTTATTGGGGAATTCAATTCACTATTTCTATCTAACATGACTTTCATGCCAACTTTAATGAAATTCGCATTGGCATCTGTTCACCCAGTCAACACAGACTCCTTCTTTAGGATGGTCAAGGAATCTTACAGTTCTTCAAGACAGATTGTGGAAAATGGAGGAGGATTAGATCTATATTTGTTGTCTGCATTATTCAACAAGAGGTACTGTGAAACAATATATCATACTAGTGAAAAGGGAATTAATAATCTTAAAGATTTAGGCCTTAATCATGTTCCTTATCATATGGGTTTATTCCCCATATTTTCTCCACCATTAATGGTTATGTTTGGGCCAGACTATTATAATTATTTGCTGTACAAGAAACATTTCCCATTCATGAGTGAGAGAGAGAAAGGTTTCTTCAAAGCCTCACACAAG